TTAATGGGTTCTACATCGAATGCATTAGACAAAGGCGGTGAAAACTTTAAAAAGTTATACAACGATTCCGACGTAACAAAAAGAAATAACAATGGTCAAACGAAGTCTGGATTGTACAGCTTGTTTATACCAATGGAATGGAATTATGAAGGTTTCATAGATGAGCACGGACAACCAGTGTTCACAACGCCGTCTGAAGAGGTTTTAAGCCCGTTTGGTGACGTTATTGACGTTGGGGTTATAGATTACTGGAGTAATGAAGTTGATGGTCTTAAACAAGACCAGGACGCTTTGAATGAATACTACAGACAATTCCCGCGTACAACTGAGCACGCATTTAGGGATGAAACAAAAAGTAGCATATTTAATCTCGCTAAAATCTACGAACAAATTGATTATAACGAGGACTTGCGTAATACTAACATTGTAACGCAAGGTAATTTTCAGTGGTCGCATGGTGTAAAAGACACAAACGTGGAATTTATACCTAGCTCACAAGGGCGTTTTAAGGTATCATGGGTACCAAACGCTGAAGTACAGAACAGACATACCACAAAGAATGGAATTAAACACCCAGGCAATGAGCATATGGGTGCATTCGGATGTGATAGTTACGATATTTCAGGAACGACAGACGGCAAAGGTTCCAAAGGCGCACTTCATGGACTGACTAAGTTCAGCATGGAAGATGCTCCACCTAGTACATTCTTTTTAGAATACATTGCTAGGCCTCAAACTGCAGAGATATTTTTTGAAGATGTGCTTATGGCGTGTGTCTTCTATGGGATGCCAATACTTGCTGAGAATAACAAGCCTAGATTGCTTTACTATTTTAAACGTAGAGGATATAGGGGTTATTCAATGAACCGACCTGACAGATTGTGGAATAAACTTTCTGTAACTGAAAAAGAGATAGGTGGCATACCCAACTCGAGTGAAGACATCAAACAAGCACATGCAGCTGCTATTGAGATGTACATTGATAAACATGTTGGCATAAACACAGAGGGTGAGTATGGCAATATGTATTTTAATTCTACATTAAATGATTGGTCTAAGTTTGATATAAACAATAGAACAAAATATGATGCGGCTATAAGCTCGGGGTTAGCTATAATGGCTTGCCACAAAGATATGTATAGACCCCAAGCAGTAATTCAAAAAACGAAATTAAATCTCAAAATTGCCAGATTTGGTCAAGAAGGAGAATTATCGAAAATAATAAAATAACCATATGGCTAACGCAGTTATAAATAGTTTTTTCCCTAGTCAAGTTGCTAGTGACCAAGAAAAGATTTCGCAGGATTACGGACTTAAGGTGGGACGAGCTATTCAAGACGAGTGGTTTAGCAGTAACTCAGGTAATTCAAGATTTCAAAGCAATCAAAATACTTTTCATAATTTAAGGCTATACGCAAGGGGTGAACAGCCTATACAAAAATACAAAGATGAATTGTCTATCAACGGCGATTTGTCTTATCTTAATTTAGATTGGAAGCCTGTACCTATATTGTCGAAGTTTGTAGATATTGTAGTTAATGGCATAGCCGATAGAGCATTCGACGTTAAAGCATATTCACAAGATCCATACGGCATACAAAAGCGTACAGAGTATATGGAGTCTATTATTCGTGATATGCAGACTGTAGAAATTAACGATTACGCACAACAAGCATTTGGGATTAATCTTTACGAAAATGATCCTGCCACATTACCCTTTTCGCAAGAAGAGCTGGAGTTACACATGCAGCTCAGTTATAAGCAAGGCATTGAGATAGCGGAGGAAATCGCAATTAATACTTTGCTAGACGGTAATAAGTACGATCTTACCAAAAGACGCGCTTACTATGATTTAACAACTTTAGGTATTGCAGCGGTTAAAAATAATTTTAACGAGTCCGAAGGCGTAACGGTAGATTATGTTGACCCGGTAAACATGGTGTATTCTTACACAGAGTCACCATACTTTGACGACGTATATTATGTAGGGGAAGTAAAGTGGGTGCCTTTAAATGAACTTAAAAAGCAATTTCCTAATCTTACCGAAGATGAAATGCAAAACATACAGTCAACCGGGCAACAAAGTTACGGAGTGTATGATCAAAGTTTAGGTGCGTACGATCAAAGAGATAACAATACCGTGCAGATACTTTACTTTAATTATAAAACCTACATGAATGAGGTTTACAAAGTTAAAGAAACAGCAACAGGGGCTACTAAAGTAATTGTAAGAGACGATCAATTTGATCCACCAGTTGAAGCATTTGAAGCTGAGTACGGTAAAATGTCGCGCTCATTAGAAGTTTTATATGAAGGTGTACTTGTATTAGGCACTAGCATACTCCTTAAGTGGGGAATGGCGGAAAACATGATGCGCCCTAAGAGCGATTATAGTAAAGTTAAAATGAACTATAGTATTACCGCTCCTAGAATGTACAAAGGGCGTATAGAATCAATTGTAAGCCGTTGTACCGGCTTTGCTGATATGATACAGCTTACGCATTTAAAGATGCAACAGGTGTTGCAGAGAATGATGCCAGATGGCGTTTATCTTGATGCAGACGGTTTAGCTGAGATTGATTTAGGTAACGGTACAAATTACAACCCGCAAGAAGCGTTAAACATGTTCTTCCAAACGGGTTCTGTTATTGGTAGGTCGTTTACTCAAGAGGGTGATATGAATCCTGGTAAAGTACCTATCCAGCCGTTACAGACTGGTGCTGGTGGTCAAAAGCTGCAAACACTTATACAGACATATAACTATTACTTACAGATGATACGCGATGTCACGGGGCTTAATGAAGCACGTGACGCATCTACGCCGGATTCAAGAGCATTGGTTGGTGTACAAAAACTAGCAGCGGCTAATTCAAACACCGCTACAAGACATATATTAGATTCAGGATTGTTTTTAACTTCCGAAACTGCAGAAAGCTTATCGCTACGTATATCCGATATTATAGAGTACAGTCCAGCTAGGGATGCTTTTATACAAAAGATAGGTGGGTTTAATGTTGGCATATTAGAAGAGCTTACTGAGTTGCACCTACATGATTTTGGTATATCAATAACGTTAATGCCAGACGAAGAAGAAAAAGCAATGCTTGAGAATAATATCCAAACCGCTTTATCTGCTGGTTTAATAGATCTTTCAGATGCTATCGATATTCGTGAAGTTAGAAATCTTAAGCTAGCTAATCAGCTATTAAAATTAAGACGCAAACAGAAGCAAGAAAAGGATCAGCAAATGCAGCAGCAGAATATGCAAGCACAAGCTCAAGCTAATATGCAAGCACAACAGCAAGCAGCTCAAATTGAAATGCAGAAAGATCAAGCTTTATCTCAGTCTAAGGCTCAGCTAGAACAACTGAAAGGTCAGATAGATACACAAAAGATCCAGGTTGAGGTTGATGCCAAAAAGCAGTTAATGGAATTAGAATTCCAATATAACATGCAGCTTAGGGGCATCGAGGTAGAAAATGCTAAGCGCAAAGAAGGCGAAATAGAAGATCGCAAAGACAATAGAACAAAATTACAAGCAACACAACAAAGCGAGCTTATAGCTCAAAGACAAAACGATTCCGCACCAGTTAACTTCGAATCAGGTGGTAACGACACTCTAGGGCGCGGTATGGGCTTAGGTAGCTTTGATCCTAGGTAATAATTAAAGAGTACTAATTTTATAATATTTTATCATGAGTGAAGAAATTCAAAACGAAGAGGTGCAACCAGAAGCTGTAGAACAGTCAGGGGTATCTCTAAATGAAGACGGCGATATTAAATTAGATATGCGTCAAGTTCTAGAACCACAAGAAGTTGTTGAACAGCCTACGGTTCAGGAAGCGGAGGAAGAGCCTGTGCGGGAAGTTACCGCAGAAGAGCCACAACAAGAAGTAATTCAAGAAGATCCTGTAGAGTTTTTACAGGAAATTACAGAAGAAGAAGTAGTAGAAGTTACCGAACAATTACAAGATGAAGTAACAGACGCTATTGAAAAAGCTATTGACAAAGGAGTTGATTTACCAGAAAACATTCAAAAAGTTGTAGACTTTATGGATGAAACAGGCGGATCACTAGAGGATTATGTTAAGCTAAATACAGATTATGCATCGTTAGATGAAAACTCTTTGCTAAGAGAGTATTATCAGCAAGCAAATCCGCTTTTAGATAATGAAGACATAAACTTTTTATTAGAAGATAAGTTTTCGTACGATGAAGACATGGATGACGAAAGAGACGTTAGACGTAAAAAACTAAATCGTAAACAAGAGCTTTCTAAAGCTAAAAATCATTTAGATGGTCTTAAGTCTAAATATTACAGTGAAATAAAAGCTGGGTCAAAATTGACTACAGAACAAAATAAAGCGGTAGATTTCTTCAATCGCTATACAAAAGAAAGTGAAGAAGCAGCAAAAGTTACTGAAAGACAAACTAGTCGTTTTAAATCTGCTAGTGATAAAGTTTTTTCTGACAGTTTTCAAGGGTTTGATTACAATGTTGGGGATAAGAAATATCGCTACAAGGTTAAGAACGCTGGTGAGGTTAAGGAAACCCAAGGCGACATTAACAACTTTATCAAGAAGTTCTTGAACGAAAAGAATGAAATGTCAGATGCCAAGGGCTACCACAAATCTTTGTTTACAGCGATGAACGCTGATTCAGTTGCGCAACACTTTTATGAGCAAGGCAAAGCCGATGCAATGAAAGACAGTATGGCAAGAACGAAGAATGTTAATATGAATGCGAGAGGTGTTCATGAAAAAGTAACAACTTCCAACGGCACAACTATTCGCGCAATTGATTCGGGAGATAGTTCTTCCAAGCTTCGGATCAAAAGCAGAAGAAAAAAATAATAATCCATTTAAAAATAAAACAAAATGGCAAACGGATCATTCGCGGGAGCACCAGCTTCCCTCGCAAATTTAAGTCACCTAACCCCACGTCCTATAAAGGGGTTGTTCGCAGATAATTATATTCCTGTAGATCAAATGGACTTTGCACAACAATTTCTTCCTGAAGTATACGAGAAAGAAGTTGAACGTTTTGGGAATCGCACGATTGGCGGTTTCTTACGTATGGTAGGCGCTGAAATGCCTATGGCTTCTGATCAAGTTGTTTGGTCAGAACAAGGACGTCTGCATATTGCATACGGACCAAATGACTCAACCCACACTGTAACAGGTAACGCTGCTGGTGATGCACTTTTAATTGTTCAAACTGCACTTAAGCCATCGCTTATAGCTGCGGGTATGACTCTTGTTGTTAATTTCGGACCTACGACTGTTAAAGCTTTTGTAACTGGAGCTGTTAAAACTTCAGAGGTTCTTCAAACTGTAAGCATTAAAGTATACGACGGTGTAAACGCCGCTGATGATGCAATTGGAGCTTTGTTGCCTACTACGCTGCGCGCTGCTGCTGCTAATAGCTTAAGCATCTTTGTTTATGGTTCTGAGTATGCAAAAGGTTCTTTAGATGGAGGTAACTCTATAGACGCATCTTTTACTACTTTTAGTAATCAACCAATTATTCTTCGTGATAAGTATGAAGTAAACGGTTCTGACGTTGCTCAGATCGGTTGGGTTGAAGTTACAACTGAAATGGGAACCGGTGGCTACATGTGGTACTTGAAGTCTGAGCATGAAGCTCGCCTACGCTTTGATGACTATCTTGAAATGTCAATGGTCGAAGCTGAGCAAGCAAACACTGCGTTCACAGCTGACGGATCAGCTCCACTAAGTGCTGGTTCAAAAACTATTTCTGGTACGCAAGGTTTATTTGCGGCTCTAGAGGATCGCGGATTGGTATTCAATGATGCTGATTTCGGCGTTAATGGTATCAGCGACTTTGATATTATTCTTCAAGAACTAGATAAGCAAGGTGCAATCGAAGAGAACATGATGTTCTTAGATCGCGCTACTTCTTTAGGTGTTGACAACATGCTCGCTGCTCAGAACTCTTACGGAGCTGGTGGTACTTCTTTCGGTGTATTTAACAACGAAGAAGATATGGCATTGAACTTAGGTTTCTCTGGATTCCGTAGAGGTTCTTATGACTTTTACAAGACTGATTGGAAATACTTGAATGATTCTACAACTCGTGGATCTATCGGTGACATCGAAGGTGTTATCGTACCAGCAGGTACTTCAACAGTTTATGATCAATCATTGGGTCAGAACATCTCACGTCCTTTCTTGCATATACGTTATCGCGCTTCTGAAGCTGATGACCGTCGCATGAAGTCGTGGATCACTGGTTCTGTTGGCGGAAACTACACTAGTTCAGCTGATACAATGACTGTGAACATGTTGTCTGAACGTACTATATGTACTCAAGCAGCTAACAACTTTGTATTGTTGAAGAAAACAGTATAAGTTTTTTAAGATATTCGCCCTCGTCTTAGGATGGGGGCGATTATTACCTTTATTATTTAATTATATTATATCATATTATGGCAACAGCTAAAACAACAACTGCTAAAAAAGCAGCACCAGCGCCTGTGGAAATACAAAAGCCTACAGCGCCAATACAAAAAAAAGATACTTGGGTTTATAAAGATAGACTATACGAAATTTCTAATGGCAAAAAGCCTTTAGTATACACGGTGCCTACAATACATACTCAAAAATGTCCTTTATTGTGGTTTGACGAAAGCGTTGGATACCAGCGCGAATTGCGTTACGCTACAAATCAAAAATCGCCGTTTGTAGACGAACAAGAAGGAACAGCTACACTAGGTCGTATAACATTTCGTGATGGAGTACTACGAGTGCCAAAACAAAACGTAGTTTTACAAAAGCTACTATCACTATACCATCCTTATGCTCAAAACGGTGCTATTACAGAATACAAGCCAGAACAAGTTGCTGAAAATGACGTCGAGTGGATTGAAATGGAATTAGAAGCAATGAACTTAGCCAAATCAATGGATATTGACGAAGCAGAAGCAGTGTTGCGTGTAGAATTTGGATCTGACGTCACTAAGAACTCTTCTAAGGAGCTTAAACGTGATTTACTTATATTTGCACGTCAAAAGCCTTACTTGTTCTTAAGTCTTGCTAATGACGATAATGTACATCTAAGAAACATTGGTATTAAAGCAACTGAATCTGGGCTATTATCATTATCAGCGGATCAAAGAACGTTTACTTACGGGGATACTGGACGTAAACTAATGACCGTTCCCTTTGATGAGCATCCATACTCAGCACTTGCAGCCTACTTTAAAACAGATGAAGGCATGGAAGTTTTAAAAGCAATAGAAAAAAGAATATAAGTTACCTAAGTGGTGTGTGCTAAATGGCATGCACCACTTTTAATAAATAAAAATTATGAGCGTAAGCGTAGACACTGTTTATCAACGGGTATTAGCCATACTCAACAAGGAGCAAAGAGGGTATGTTACGCCTCAGGAATTTAATCTATTTGCCAATCAAGCGCAGATGGATCTATTTGAGCAATACTTTTACGACATCAATCAGTTTGGTCGTATGCATGGTAATGACACGGAGTTCTCCGACATGCTCAACATACTCAACGAAAAAATAAATCCTTTTGAGGTTACTGCTGCGATGACCTATGCCGCAAGCCATTGGTCTCCACCTTCGGATTTATACCGTATAGGCACGCTTATCTATAATAATATAGAAGTCGAGAGAATAAATAAGAATGAATTCTTATATATCAACGCGTCACCTTTGCTTAAGCCTACTAATACCAGACCTATATTCGTTGCAGGTGCGGCTGGATATAAAGTATACGGTGCAGCTGAATTAACTACGGGTGTAACGTGTAATTATATTAAAAGACCAGCAACAGTAGAATGGGATTACACGGAAGCTTTAGGCGTACCCACATATGACGTTACGGGATCAACAAATTTTGAATTGCACGCCTCAGAAGAAACTGAATTAGTAATGAAAATACTAGAACTTGCAGGTATATCCACGCGTGAACTTCAGGTATATCAGATAGCGGCTCAAGAAGAAGCACGCAACACTCAACAAGAAAAATCTTAATAAATGGGACTACTCGATCAAACTCAAGAACAGTATTACCAACCCTGGTTAAACAATGACGACCTTGGTGGTTATCAATTTGTTACCATTAAAGATGTAATTAATAATTTTATGGTTGCCTATGTTGGTGAAGATAAAATAATAAGCAAAATAAAAAGAACAGATGTCGCTTTTTATGCACAACGTGCTATTGCTGAGTTTAGTTTTGATACACTGCCTTCGGATAAAGCAATTGAAATTGAAGTAGCACCCAACCTGTCATTCCCATTGCCGCAAGATTACGTTAACTACGTAAAGTTTTCTTGGACAGATCAGCAGGGCTATCAAAGAATTATATACCCTACCAGAAATACTAGCAATCCTATAGCATATAA